CGTTGTCCAAGATGTAAACACCCTCGCTATCCTTGAGGTGTTCTGGTATGTTATTTAGTCCAGATGCACCAACCATCGCAATACAGTTGTCAAGAAAAAGACTATCAATCGGACCCTCAACAATATAGATTCTCTTCTTCGGATTGACTCTCCATTGTCCAAACCATAACTTTTCAGGAGCATCTGGACTCTTGATCGTCACATATCGCAGAGTCTTTCTAGAAGTATCATTTTCTCTGTCGATAGACCCTGTTCCAGAACCCATGTTCAAAGACCTTCCTTGTGCTGCGACTATATTACCTTCCTTGTCGAAGAACGGAAGAACGAGTCTGGGTTCTGGTGAAAGTACAACAACACCTGTAAGTTCCTTGATGTATTCTCCAAATGATTCGGTGAAATACAGAAGATCATACTTTTCCTTTGGAATCATTCGGTGCTTGACGAAGATACGAGCAGGATGATCTGCATCAAGTTCATTGATCGGGACAAGCAACTTCGACTTCACAATTTCTTTTGGTTTACGTTTACCAAACATCTTCTCTACTCCGGTTGCTTTAATCTGGACTCGCTTTGGTCTTGGTGTTTGCTTTGAACGATATCTTTCGAGTTGGTACTCATTCTTCAGTGTTGGGTTTACAAGTTCTAGAAAAGCATACAATGAATGTGATGCTGCACAATTGTGACACTTATAAAAGTAAGACCCATCCTTTTCGAAGAAATATCCCCTCGCCTTCGACTTGTTCTTCTGTGAATCTCCACAAAGGGGACAACGGCAGTTGGCAAGATTGTCTTTTTTCCATGCAAATCGTTCTAGAGATCCGCCAAGAAAGTTGACAAATTTCTTATCAATGTAAACTGTCATCGCTTTGTGTTCTTGGTCTTACCTTCTGCTCTTAGTCTACGGAACTTTTCGTTCCAATGATCCCGACGCCAATTTTCATACCATTGACGATACTCTTCCATATATTCGCGTGTTGTTCGAACATCATTGGGTCTGTTGTTTTGGTTTCTCATATTACTTTTAGTTGCCTTAGTTTATCACGATTTGATCTGAACTTCTCTTCAAAGTTGTGACCATCGTATCCAACGCCTACACCAGCGTTGTCATCTTGATTACTACCGATAAGATTTACTTCACTATTATCTGTATCATAAAGTTTCATCTTTCCACGATTGATTCCGACAACGAACTTCTTGTTGGAGAAGACATCATTATACCTGTTCTTCAACTGCTTTACAAGTATCTGTCCGTTTTCTTCCAACTCTTCTGTCGATATCAATGCAAACATAAAGTCAGCAGTTGCAGGAAGACCAAATGATTCGGACGTATCTTCAAGTCCGACATCAGAACTAGAATATCCAGTTCGATTTGTTTGTGTTGCTGTGAACACAGGAACATCATATTCAACAGCAAGACCTCTGAGTTCTTCGGCAATCGCCTTGACCATCATGTAAGTATTGATGTTGCTTCCGCTCTTGAGTCTGCTAGAAGTGCAAATGTTTAGATAATCAATGAAGATAATATCTGGTTCAAAATTTCTCTTCAGTTTCAGTTCATCTAGTAAGTGTCGGAAATGTTGAACATTTGCTGTCGCTGTTGGATACTCTTTTATGATGAGTTTTGAATTGATGTTTTCAAGAACACGACCAATCTTTTTATCATATGACACCTTTGGTAGATTCTTCAATTCATCCATCGTAATGTCCATGAGATTTGCATCAATTCTCTCTGCAATTCTTTCTTCTGCCATTTCACATGTGATGTACAGAACATTTTTGTTCGCTGCATAACACGCTGCTGCATGGTGACACATGAAGAGAGATTTGCCAACACCAGTACCTGCAAGGATAACATTCAGAGTTTTGTTCGGAATACCACCATTTGTAATGCGGTTGAAGTAATCCAAATCAAACGGTGTCTTTGTTTCTACACGATGATAGAAATCAAATCGGTTGTCAGCATCGCTTTCATAATCGTGTCCTATGTGTTCATCAAACGAAACCGAAAGAGCATCTGATAGTATTTCTGGTAGGGCATTCTTTGTTTTTGTTTTTGATTTTCCGTCGATGATTTCGATGGACTCTAGAATCGCATTGTAGATCGCCCTGTCTTTACAGAAATTCTCAGTTTTATCAATCAACCATGAGGGATCAACTTCTTCTACTTGCTGACTTATATCTGAAATCAGTTGGGTAGAATCATTGAAGTCTTGTTCACTGAGACTTCCCCTCTCATCTAGGGTGATAGAAAGAATCTCTTGTGTTGGTAGAGAATTATACTTCAGGATATGATCCCGAATCATCTGATAGACAATTCGATCCGATCTCGTCTTGAAGTATTCTTCCTTGATGAATGGAATAACCTTTCGAGAATAGTTCTCGTCCTTCATCAAGTTACGAAGAATAATTTTCTCAGTCGTTTCCACCAACAACCTCTCCCTCATCAAAGTGGTTTTCTAGAAGATCAACTACAACATCACCGAGTTCATTTTCAAGAACTTCTATCATGTGTGCATCTGTGGGCGTTTCGCCTGAAACGAGATCATAATCAAATGCAAGAATTGCTCTTCCATCTTCTTCTGTGATACCGATCTTACCAAACTGAAAAACACAGTTTTCGAAATCTGGATTTAGAAGTCGTACAGCGACCTGACCTGACTTCTGACCCTCAACGATAACATAATTCTTTGAGACACTTTCCTCGACTGTCTCCTCTATTTCAACTACAGGTTCTTCAACCTTCTTCTGTGTTGCTTTCTTCTTCGCCATTGTTTTCCTCCAAATTTGCTGAACCATACTTGAACATCTTAGCGACCGCCGCATCAATTTTCAACATGATTTCTTCTGTAAAATACTTAGTCGGATCTTTATAGATTTGTTTTTCGTAGACCTTGCTACCATCGGCAACTTGAATTCGAGTACCGATCTTCTCGAAGATACCTTCTCTCAGAGCGATATCCACAAGTCCATAATAAGGATCTAGTCCACTGTCATAGTTGAGCATAACATCCACCATCGAGTTCTCCTTAGTCAGACGAGACTTGTAGAGTTTACAATGAATGATGTTTCCGATGACATCCGTACCTTCCTTCACCTTTTTCTTGGAAAGATAGATGATCGTAGATGCGGCATACTTCAGACCAGAACCACCACCCATCTCCTTAGTTGGGAACATTGAACCAACAACATCGTAAGTGTGGTTTGTCATCAGCATCGGAACACCAACTTGACCTAACTTGAGAGTAAGTGTTCTGAAGGTTGCCTTAATGACTTGTGCCCGAGTCATATCGCGAGTGGTCTTACCTTCTGCCGTATCTGCCATTTCCTTCTCTGTTGACAACATACCAAGTGAATCGAGAACGATCATCATTGGTTTCTTTTCTGATTTCTTTTGCTCCTTGTACTTGTCGAGAATTTGAATCGCTTGATGACGAAATTCTTCTACGGTTCCGACTGGAAGAATAGCAATCCGTCGAGGGTCGATTCCTCGCTCTCGAACCATGTCTGAGGTAATCGCTTGCTCAGAATCAAAATAAAGTACAACAGCATCAGGATTGTCAGCGAGGAACTTATTAACCATGCCAAGAGCGAAGAATGTCTTTCCAGTCGCGGACTCACCCGCGAGAGCGGTAATCTTATTGTCCGGCATACCACCGAATAGACTTCCGCACAAAAGAGCATTAAAGCAATAAGAACCAGTGTTAATAAACCCTCTAACATCAGATACAAGTCCTTCATCTACTACGCCCGCATGTTCGTTGCCGGACGCTGCAACCAAATCAGATAGATTCATTTATTTTTTCCTCTAATACTTTCATAAGTTCAATCAGTTCGTTTCTTCGAGTTATCAATGTTTCGGTTTGACCAAATGAAGCATTCTTGTCTCGAATCGACTCTGTGATCTTTTGTGTTAACATGACGATTTCGTTTTGGATCGTGCCTAGTATAGCATGAATCTGTGTTGTTTCAAGTTGAATTATGCGTGTCATCAGAATAAAGTCGCCCTCCTTTCGTGGTGCCACCCAATATGTGAAAGAATGGTGGAAAGTGGATCAATGAAAGCGGTTTCAAACTGCTTTCTGTAATCGGTGTATTTCTCCAACTCGAATTCCTTGGGAACTGCGCCGGGGAAAGATATCACATTACACCCAAATGGATTTTGGTCCTTGAGATTGATGAACTTTACTTTATCACCTTCCTGAATGCTTACATACTTGTTTTCCAAATTCCACTTCTTCAGAAAATGATTGTACACCAATGCACCCTTCACTGCGATCGGAGTTGACTTCTTCCAGATCGTTACAGGGTCACGATATGTATTGAGGTTGTTGCATCCCCGAGGAAAAGCAACATCATCAACAGGCAGTCTCATGAACTGAGAACGAAACGCAGAAACAAAGTTAACGAGTTCGTCTTCAGTCCCTGTCATAATGATCTTGATTGCATCCTTGAGTTTGTCTCGAACAACATGGGGTGTGGATGATCGAGTCGTCTCAATGCCCATGATCTTCAACTTTGGTGTTTCATATCGCACACCTTCAGAGTCATAGACATTCAGCATGTATCTTTTCTTTGCAGTCCAGATACCCTTATCCGCGATGACTTCTCTCGCCATCTGCCTCTTGTTCGCATAAGCACCAGTGACTTCAGAAAGATTTTGATATTGCTTGTCAATGAATGGTTGAATAACTTCCTCACATGCCTTGTCGAGAAAGTCAACTGCCCTTGAAACATCATGCTTATCACCCAGCACTCGATCCACCAGACCGCCAAGGCGAAGATAAACAGAATCGGTGTCAGATGCCACAACATAATCATAGTCTTCAGTTCCTACCGTTTTGTTTAGAT